AAACCTTCAAACGTGGGTATTACCTAAAGATGAATATGAAAATTGGGTAAGAATTGTTGGGAATCTCAGTAGAGAGATTAAACATTCTGTTTATGAAAGTTTAAATGGAGAATTATTCCATGAAAATTTTATCGTTGATTTAGATTTGAGGACTAGTGGGATTCAAGTAGGTAAAAAAAGTTTTATGAATCTTGAAATAAACTTGTTTACCAAAAATGAATTAGATTTTAAATCAACAATAGTTAAAGATTCAGTGAAAAAAATTATCAAAGAAATCTATAAAAATTGTATCATACGAAATACTAAATTTTTATTTTCATCATCCAAAAACCCTATATCGGAGAAAACATTCCTATAACTTAGTATTTATCATTTAAAAGATAAGATGAAAGATTATAGAATATTAAACGCCAGTGAAACGGGTAGGGGTATTTTAGTTGAAATGGATGCGGGATGGATATCACCATCAGACCCAAAAAATGTTGAAATTCTTCGTGAACAAAAAGAATTAGACTATAGGAATCCTTTTGAGTTTTATGCAGTACTACAGAAGTACGGTGTACCTAATAGAAACGGTAGAGTGTATCCTGAAAAGATTTTAAAGAGAGAATCTGAAAAATACAAGACCTCAATTAAAAAAGGTTTATCAACTTCTGAATTAAATCACCCTGAGTCATCTCTCATTGACTTGGATAGAGTTTCACATCTTATTACCGATATTTGGTGGGATGGTAATGTTCTAATGGGTAAATTAAAATTATTAACTTCACCAGGATTTCACGAAAAAGGTATTGTTTCTACTAAAGGTGACATTGCGGCTAATTTAATGAGACAAGGTGTTACTATGGGTGTATCTTCTCGTGGAGTTGGTTCAATAAAGAAAGTTGGTGAACAAAATGAAGTACAAGATGATTTTGAACTTATTTGTTTTGATTTAGTATCGTCACCGTCAACACCCGGTGCATACCTCTTCAACAACCCTGAAGATAGAGTTAAGTACGAAGAAAACTTGGATGAGGAAAAAAAAGAACACATTAAAGACCACGGAATAGAAAAATCAGTTGACTTAATGAAAAAATTATCCGATTTTTTGGGAAGATAAAAAACTTTAAATTATGGATGAGAAATTCTTTGTAGCAAAAATTGTGTACGAGTTACCTGACGAAAATTCGGGTAGATTAAAAAAAATTCGAGAAGAGAAATTGGTTAAAGGTTATTCAGTTACCGACGTAGAAGCCAAGGTCACTGAGAAGTATCAAGGCTTTCAACACGATTGGAGAATTATTTCAGTTGGTGAAAGTAAAATTGATGAAGTAATTGAATAATATTAAAGTGGTCAAATTTGACCACTTTTTTTTTATCTATTTTTGAGGTTTTTTCTTAATGAAGGCTTCAAAAATGGATTTTTTTGTTTGTTGCAATATTTATTAAGAAAAATAATAATGCAAGAAACTAAAAATTTAGTTGAAGAGGCTTTGATTCAAATGAGAAATGTTGAAGAAGTAATTGCCGAAAACGCAAAAGGAATACTTGCTTCTACTATGAAGGAAGAAATCAGTCAGTTAGTAAAAGAATCTCTTTCAGAACAAGAAACTGAAGATGAGGTTGAAATGGATACTGAGTTGGACATGGTTGACATGGACGACGAAGTTGATAACGACGAGGAAGAAATCGGAATGGATGACATGGGAATGTCTGACATGGGAATGTCTGACATGGAAGACGAAGACACCATTGATTTATCAAACGCATCAGACGAGGAAATCTTGAAAATCTTCAAATCTATGAGTGAAGAAGATGGTATTATCGTTAAGAAAGATGGTAAAGACGTACACATCACAGATACTGATGAAGACGTTGAGTACATCGTAAAACTTGACGAGTCAGAGGACATGGAATTCAACGAAGAGTTGGATGAAGAAGACACTGATTTAGATGCTGTATTAAGTGCTTTAGGACTTGATGAAGAAATGGACAATGAAATGTCTGAAGAAGATGATGAAGTTGTTTACGAAATTGAGATGTCTGATGAAGATGGAATGATGGAAGAGTACGATGAAAATATGGATGATTCTGAAGAAGATGAAGACATGAATTCTGAAGACTATCACCTCGAAGAAGCTAAAATGACTGTAAAACCAAAAGGCGTTGGAATGGGAAATCCTAAATTTAAGTACGGTAAAACATTACCAAAAAAGGGTTTCGACGAAAAGAAAAAAGAGGGTCCAAAAACTATGGGTACTGGTAAAGCTAAATTCGAATTCAAAGAAGGTGAAATGGAAGAAAACTATGGTTCTAAAAAACACGAATACAAACGTAAGGATGTAGACGGTGTTGAAAAGAAGGCTGGTGAAAAGAAAGGACACTACAAAGATTATGAAAAAGAAGAAACTAAAGAAGCTGCTAGAACTTATGGTATGGGGTCTAAAGAAGGTAGAGGTTTGAGAAAAGGTATCACTAATAACAGAAATTACAATTACACTAATAACGGTGTTAAAGTAGAATCTGTTGATACTGAAATGAAAGTACTTAGAGAGAAAAACGAAGAATATAGAAAAGCATTAAATGTATTCAGAGAAAAACTCAACGAAGTGGCTGTTTTCAATTCAAACTTGGCTTACGCAACTAGATTGTTCACTGAACACTCTACTACCAAAAAAGAAAAAATAAACATTTTGAGAAGATTTGATTCTGTAGAATCTTTAAAAGAATCAAAACAACTCTATAAAACAATCAAAGACGAGTTAGGTCATGTTGATACTAAAAACATCAATGAAAGTGTTGACAAAGTTGTTAACAATTCAATGAGTTCAGGTTCATCACAAAACCTAATCGAGTCAAAGACATACGAAAATCCACAATTCTTAAGAATTAAAGATTTGATGTCAAAAATCTAAATAAACTAAAAACAAAAAAACCAAAACTAAAATGGGAGCATTATTAGAATCAGGTCTTGTAGGTAACATCGGTCTTAAGCACTTGAAAGTTATCAAAGAAGACACAATTAACAAATGGGACAAATTAGGGTTCCTAGAAGGCTTAAAAGGTCACCTAAAAGAGAACGTCGCTCAATTATATGAAAACCAAGCGTCACACCTCATAAATGAAGCATCAACAACTGCTGACTCAGGTTCGTTCGAAACTGTAGTTTTCCCAATCGTAAGAAGAGTATTCTCTAAACTTTTGGCTAACGACATCGTTTCTGTACAAGCAATGAACCTTCCTATCGGTAAGTTGTTCTACTTCGTACCTTTCATTCAGGAGTACGAAACTGAAACTTCAACAAACGCTCAACACTACGCACCTTATGGAGCACCTAACGCTGCTTCAGGTCAAACACCAAACAGTGGTTACAACCCAAACACTCAGAAAGACTTGTATGACAAGTTCTATGAAGGTAACGAACCAGCTCTTGACCCACCAGGTCTTTACGATTACTCAAGAGGTGAGTGGACTGCTATAACCGCACCAAACGCTACTGTTAAGTGGGTAGGTGATGTTATGCTTCCTCAGGCTTATGCTTATAATTCAGCAACTACAAAAGTATTGTTGGTTATGTCAGGTTTCGCACCAGACGGAGCAGGTAAACTTATCGGTCCTGACGGTCAACCTATGGATACTGAGACTTTCTTGGCGGGTATGACAATCAGAGGAGCTCAAAATAACGTTTACACTTCAGCTAACACAGCTAATAACTACTTGTTCAGAGTTGTAACTCAGAGATACGGTAAGGGTATTGTTCAATACGGTCAAAACCAAACCTTAGCGTTCCCAAGTTCTAAAACTGACGGTGGTACTTACTACGACGTATGTGACGCAACAGGTAGAATTTACTTGGAAGTTGATTTAACTACTCCATGTACAGTTTCAACTAACTCTATTGATGGTTACTGTGGAACTCCATTCTCTTCTTCAAGTGCAGATAGCAACGCGTTTGTTACTACTTACAAAGTTTACAAAAACCTTGAATTTGAAGATAAGATTGGTGAAGTTTCTTTTGACCTTCAGTCTGTTACAGTTTCTGTTACTGAAAGAAAGTTAAGAGCACAATGGTCACCTGAAATGGCTCAAGACGTTGCGGCGTTCCACAACATCGATGCTGAAGCTGAATTAACAGCTTTATTGTCTGAACAAGTTGCGGCTGAAATTGACCGTGAAATCTTAAGAGACCTTAGAAAAGGGGCAGCTTGGAACTTACGTTGGGATTACAACGGATGGAAGAGATTAGGCGGAAACGCAGTTCCTTACACTCAGAAGGATTGGAACCAAACTCTTATCACTGCAATCAACCAAATCTCAGCTCAAATCCACAAATCTACCTTAAGAGGTGGAGCTAACTGGATTGTTGTATCTTCTGAGGTATCTGCAATCTTTGATGACTTGGAGTACTTCCACGTATCAAACGCAGCTCCTGAGCAAGACCAATACAACATGGGTATTGAAAGAGTTGGAACATTGGCAGGTAGATACCAAGTTTACCGTGACCCTTACTTCCCAGCTAACCAAGTGTTATTGGGACACAAAGGAACATCATTGTTAGACACAGGTTACATCTACGCACCGTATGTACCTCTACAATTAACTCCAACAATGTATAACCCATTCAACTTCACACCTATCAAGGGTATCATGACAAGATACGCTAAGAAAATGGTTAACAACCGTTTCTATGGTAGAATCACAGTTGATGGTGTTAGAACATTCGACTTGAGAGAATTGAGATAATCAATTTGATGATAATAAGAAAGGGGACCAAATGGTCCCCTTTTTTTATTTTAGATAGTTCTTACAGATTTGGATAATATTTCGGATTCTTGTAGTGAAAATACTCCCGACTCAAAAGCCTTTTGAATCCCTAATTTTAAAACATAAATTTTTTGTTCATCGGTGATTTCATTTAAGAATTTATCAAAATCTTCGGAATTTTTAATGACAATAGTGTCAAATAAAATTATTTGTGAATTTAAAGTATCTTCCATACACTAAAAATAAACCAAGATATTTATAAAGTAACTAATGTCTTTATCTATGAATAATCACAATCAAGAAGAAATCTTAAATAATTTGTTAAAAGAAGATTTGGCCGTTTGGTTTGGTACCAAGAAAAAACCAAAAGGTTCTAAACAACCTAAAGGTCCTTGGGTAAACATTTGTAGAAAAAAAGATGGTGGTGGTCATCCTCCATGTGGTAGACCTGATGCGGATTCAAAAAGTTATCCAAAATGCCGAGCTGCGGGTGTTGCATCTAAAATGACTGATTCACAAAAGAAGGCGGCGTGTGCTCAAAAAAGACGAGAGGAAAAGAAAGACCCAAAAGTTGGTAAAGGTAATAAACCAACTATGGTATCTTACAAACCAAGAAAAAACGAAAGTCTAAGAGAATTGATTAAAGATGTCCTGAAGGAACATTTGTCAAAGTAGTATCCTTGGGTTGAGTTTTGGATGTATCTTGATTTTTTGGTACATCAATCTTTTTCTCTATAGTAATAGGTTTTACTTGTGGCGTATCAATTTTCTTTATTGTAGGTTTACTAACGTTGATAGTGTCATATACAATCACAGTATCTAAAGGTGAAAACATTTCGACACCACTAACTTTATTTTTGGATGGAATTTTATCTATAATAAATGGATAAAGGTTAATCCCAACAAGACCAATTAATAGTGTTGCGAATGATATTGATATTACACCAAACCAAAATGTTATTTTAAAGTAATTGTTTTTCATTAGATATTGACCAAAATGTTTTGTAATGAGTGTTTGATATTAGAAGTGATGTGTTTTTCTAACTCTTCTCTACGAAACTCAACCTCTTGATTAAAGAAATCAATCAATCTTTCCCATTCTTTACCCTCAATAAAAATGGTATAGGAGTAAATGTGATTAATAATTTGAACATTGTGTGAATTTAGAATTACTGAAATTTGTAATTCTTCATTGTTAATATAACGTTTACCACTAATAGGTGTTAACAACAATTCTGTTTCAGGATTTTTAATTAGTTTTTTACAAATCTGAATACAATCACGTTCATATTCAGATTTTTTTACAGGAACCTGTGTAATTCTGAATAAATAGATTGAAAACTTCTGTATGGACCTACGGAAAAAGTGGAGTTGTTTTTTCATATTTATAATTTGACTACAAATGTAAATCAAATTTTTGAACTAAACAACTAGCAGTAAGCACCTGAACAATGTTTTTTTCCGTCAAGTCCAGGTTTTGTACCTTTACAGACTTGAACAGCGTAACCATTTGCGTAGGCTGAGGGGTACACATCAAACTTTGCCTTTGCAGCTGACTTGCCACGTGCACATAGTTTAGTTCCGGTCTTTTTACGACCTTCCATCATTGTATCCATCTCAACATCAGTTTCTTCATAACCCTCCTCATTTGTCTCATTCATCAAGAAATCAAAAACTTGGTCTAAGTTATTTTTGGCTTCGGTAATGTGGTCATCAGCCCAATCATGACCATCGTCAAGAATTTGTGATACCATATCAACATCTAAATCAAGGAGTAATTCACATTGTCTTTTCATTTGTTCTAAATTAGAAAAGAACATATATCTATTAGTTTCCATGTCCCCCCCCTCTGAGAGAACTCTTTTGATGATTTCAGTTAAATCACTTTCTTTTAATTTAATTACTCTTTTCATTTTTTGTTAACTATTTGGAATTGTAATGTGTCTTTATAAATATCTTTCTCACCTGAAGTGTTCACTTTGATATCTACAAAGTATTCATTTGGAATTTTATCTCTCATATCAAATATGAAATAATATTCGTTTGGTGTTCTGTTTACAGGTGTCCAATCTTGTACTTGTACTTCTGTGGTACCTTCTCTGACATATATTCTGTAGTATATGTCAATGTTTGGTATTTGTTGGTTGGAGCTCCATTGTTTTTTAACCACAACACCCACTTTACGGATTTCTGTGTTAAGGATTTTTTCATTCTGTAGGATACCGTAAAAGTCATAACCGAATTTCTCGGGTTCTCTTGATTGTGTACCTATGTTGATTCCGTTACTGTAAGGTTGCAGGATGAACTGATTTGTTATGTTTGGTATAGACTCCCCATT